ACTTCTTACCGATCAATATATGTCAGCTTCACTTCCATGTTGCTCCGATACCAATGGTCACTAACATACTTAGAGAGAATAGGATATACCGTTCCTGGAGTCAATCCATATTCACCATATTCAGCCTTAGCAAATGGCTGACACATTTTCAAAGCATTACTTGGAGACAACTTTGTATCTTCAACAGCCTTAGCCAAAACTGAAGCAATCGCTTCAGCACAATTTGATTCACCAAGATGATTGCCGAAACGAGCATGTTGACGTTTAGCAATCTTACGATATTCATTCCGAATTTTTTCAGCAAGTGTGTCTTTCATGTATATTACCTTAACAGAATTTTATAAAAAGTCAAGAAACATCATACAAATTTTCAATCCTCTTTGAGAGAAAATCCTTTTCTTCTTTATTAGCATTCGTAACGTCTATGACTTCAACATCCGATTCTAAATCATTACTGTAAATGCCAACCACTCTACCATTTTTGACTACCACGACAACTTCATTTCTCATAATGTGTTCTCCTTGTTATGTAAATAATCCTAACAGGTTTTTATAAAAGGTCAAGCAGCATTTCTCATCATCCTAGATTCCGCAGTTGGAAAGTCATTTAAGAGGGAAAAGTTACGTTTTTTTATTCACCCAATAGGTGAATGCATTTGCACTTAGAAAACAGCTTTAAATGGAGCCTTATTGCGTCTGCAAGTTGCTCTTTTTTAGCGTTATGCAAATAGCTGAGCCAACTGCTCCGCAGTTGGATCTTGGGTGCCGGATTTTAGGATCATGTCTTGAATAGTATAATCTCCGTTACACATCACTTGACCATCCCAACACATATCTTCTTTAATATCTTCCATCATCACAGTAAATTTAATATCTCTGATAATGTCGATTGTTTTTTCTCCATCGAAGTGATGAGCAAGCATTTCCTTACATTGTTTGACGGCGTTCTTCCAACAATCTGCTTCCCTTTTACCAAGACACGCTTTTAGTTGTCCACTCATATTAACATTACGATAAGAATCGCTGTCAAACTTACCAAGATGTTTATGCGAATTATAATCCAATGTCATCCGTTTGATAAAGAGAATATGTTTGTAATTCATGTAAATAATCCTAACAGGTTTTTATAAAAGGTCAATCATTTTCTTCACCGTTAATATAAAAATCCATCATCCTATGCTCAGGGATGTTGATTCCAGCCGTCATGTCACCATCATTCAAGATTGAAAGATTACCTAATCTAGCCCTTAAACGATTACAAGCCTTCTCTTCAATCGTTCCAGCAGCAAATATTACGTGTTGTATACTCTTCGTTAACCCACCAAGTCTCCACACGCGGCCGAAGGCTTGATACAATTGAACAGCAGAAAACCCAGGAGAAAGAATTGAAGCCCTGGCACGTTTACCATTTAAATCATGAAGGGAAACCCCAACACCACCAGCACCAATATGTGCCAACGTTACAATCTTCTCATCCTTTTGAAATGCTTCAATGTCACGTTGACGTTCTAAAGCACTCTGTCCACCTCTGATAAATCCAATCTTGCCAACGAACTTCTTTAACTTCAAAAGTCTCTTGGCAATCGCATCCATCGTCTCATTAAAGTTTGTGAAGACAGCAACGCTCATCCCTTCATCCACGTAATCTTCAATCATAGAAACGAACGTGGGAACCTTCAACAGTTCTGCCTGACGACGAGCAGCCATGATGATGGCAAACACATGTTGAGAATAGTTTGAGGTTCTTTCATCAAGCAATGCCAGTTCAGCCTGCATATGATTGTATACACGATTGATAGCAACGGAATTTGCTCCCATGTCAAGAGCATCAGCATTGATTTGTGTCTCAGGGAAATGAGCACCCATCTGCTCTCTCGTTAACCTAAACATGGTTTTCTTAACGTTATAAAGCTCATTGTGAACGAAAGCCATTCCCTCACGACACTTCTCGGACTCAGGATCCCAAATCAATCCACCGAATCTGCCAGACCATTCAGCACCCATCTTCACACAATAATGTCTTTTATAATCATTAGCATTACGATACTCATGAAGACCATTTGTATAACCAAACGATTTCATTTCCAGAATGGTTGTAGCAGCTGATGCCGAAAGATTTAACAAGCGAAATCCTTGATCCTTAATTGCCATATGAAGCTCTGAATTCAACGAGTCAAGAGCCTTACATCTGTGACATTCATCAAGGATAAATATCGTATCAGAGGAAACGGTTTTCTTGAAGGTTGCCTTGAAAGTATCTTGATCCGAATCATATGTCCATTTGACATATTTGTTTCCTTTAGAACGAACGAGCAGATCATAGTTCACGATGGTATATTTGGTTACACCATAGGAACTTAGAACGGTCTTCCAAGTAGGAATTACTGCCTTGGGGCAAACAACAAATACAGGCAATTGAAAGTGACGTGCGACTGCAGCCGCACAATAGGTTTTGCCTACACCTGTATCGGATGTATCTGAAGCAACTCTATTAACTTCAAGGGATTGGATGAGTGAGCCGGTGTGAGGAACTTGGGGGTCTTTGAGGCCTGTGGAATCAAATGTAATGTTCATATGATCACCTTACTAGGTTTTTATAAAAAGTCAATGCCAATTATATAAAAACAATTGAATTGCGGAATGATAGGATAAGCACATTGTATATGCTACAGATAGGGCTGATGCCAGGATAAGGAAAAACCATCCAAACATTTCTAAACGAGTCATTTAGAAGCCTTTCTCAAGTTTGATGTTAGGATTGTCCAATGGCCATTACCGTTTTCGGCTTTGATGATGGAGAAATCGCCGTCTGTTCCGATGACATAGCCAAAGAGGTTCATTGAGATGACATAGACGTAATTCATTGGTTTCTCCATGATTTGTCCTTGCGATTATAAGCCTTACGGTTTTTATGTTCCCTTGACACCATCAAGTATGAATCAAGGTGTTTGCGAACTTTGATATCATTTTGTTTAATCTTCATGGGATTTATAGTAACAGATTTTTATAATTTGTCAATCACATTTATCTTCGTCTTGATAAAAGAAATCGTCGTCATCCATCCAACCTTGATTGAAGTCAATGAAGTAAGCAGCTGTGCCTAACAGTGCGATAACAACAATAATAAGAATAGCTATAATCATAAGTTTTATTTCCTAATTTGAGATTGACAATGAAGAGCAATATCTCGCATTTCATCACGAAGTTGAATCAGATGTTTAAACTTCTCTTTTCTTTGATCAAGAGCTTTAGGCCACAGACCTGATACAGGATAGTAATCTCTGGGATGAAATTCCACTTGACTAAGAGCGTGAATAATGTCATCGACCTTATTATACATATCCATATATTGTTCTGCTAGTGCCCTAGCAGAATTTCCATTCATATTAATTACAGGCAGAATTGTTTCATTTGTCATAAATTCATCCTAACAGTTATTTATAAAAAGTCAAGAGTAATAATGTTTGTCAAAAAATTCTTCGGCCAGTTCGTTGGATATTCCCAGAAGATCCTCAAGGGATTGAATCAACTGTCTGTTGCGGAAGTCGTCATCACCTTGAGGATCATCGGAAAAATCATTTCTATAACCATCACACATTGTTATTTCATACGAGGTAATGAGCTTACGCGCCTGATCATAATGTTCATGGTTTTCCAACGCCTTCAAAGCTCGTTGATCCTTTTCAAAAGTTGATTCCATAGTCTATTTCCTTTCTCCTATTAAGAACAACACCCGCATCTTCCGAACGACAACCCTTCTTCTAACTTGTCACATACTTGGGCATACTCTTCTTCTGTTATCTTGTACTTGGCTAACACTTCAGGAGTTGGCGGTATCCTAGTGAACTGCATGTCACCGCAGCAGTAATCCTCGGCAGTCTCTGGGCTTCTATCGTACTGCTCTCCGAAGTCTTCTTTGTGCGCCTCGACTCCATTGATTGTGAATGTAGTCGTTGCACATAGACATCCATAGAACATTAATGTTAGATCCATAACTTATCACCCCCTTCCTTTCTCTCTTCTACGATTACATTCTCCACATAACAGTATCGCTTCTCCATTCCAGTAGAACCCAGTGTCTCCACACTTGGGGCACTTCTTGCGGAACTTCGTAGATTGCGTCTGTAGGAATGTTTGCACAAGTCATGCGGCCTCCTTGGTCTTTGCACAAGCAAGCCATGCCTCCTTGCACTCGCTCTTGTGTTTGCCAGTTCTTGCGGGTTGTTCGCTCCACCATTTCTCAAAGGCTTCCTCGGCAGGGTCAACCTCGGAGGGAGGGAGCGGAACTATTGCTGTCCTACCGTTTCTATGTAATATGAAATGCGTCCTTTCGTCCAACGATCCACCTGTTTCATCAAGCCAAACAATTTGCGACTTCCGAAGCCGCTCGATTTCTTCCACAGCACCCGCGCACTTGCCTTCTAGCTTTTTAATATACCTTTTATCTAACTCGGATTGAGATAGAAGCTGCTCGTTTTCTTTTTCCAGCTCCGCAATTCTGGTAGCAGCTCCACCATTTTCGGGAACCTCCCGATGCGCGGCTGGTTGGTAACTATATTTCCCTTTGTCATGCCCCACTTTCTGATACAACGTCTCATTCAGCTCGGCCACGTTCATGCGGCGGCGGTATATTCCGGTCCTTACCTTTTCACCTGACTGGCTTGAAACTTCCCATCCTTCGTCATAAACTAGGAGATACTCATCCCCATCTTGAATCGTTTCCCCGACTTCTAATAACCGATATATTGTTTTCATTTATTTCTCCATGTTTTATATTCAAATATTGCGTAGCCTACTATTACGTTCACTGTAGTGGCAACCATAAGATATGTTATTAGCTTCATTTCAATTTCCTTTCTCCTATTAAGAACACCACCCGCATCTTCCGAACGACAACCCTTCTTCCAACTTGTCACATACTTGGGCATACTCTTCTTCTGTTATCTTGTACTTGGCTAGCACTTCAGGTGTTGGCGGTATCCTAGTGAACTGCATGTCACCGCAGCAGTAATCCTCCGCAGTCTCAGGGCTTCTATCATACTGTTCTCCGAAGTCTTCTTTGTATGCTTCGACTCCATTGATTGTGAAGTTAGAGGTTGCGCACAAGCTGCCGTAAAATTGTAAGGTTAGGTCCATAGTCTCACCCCATCACTTCTGTATAGTGTTCTATCTTTACGGGATAACTCTCGTCGTAATCTGTGTAAATGTCGTTGTACCCTCGCTTTAAATTCTATAACCGTCTTACGCAAAAATATCATCTAAACACCTTTCGCAATACCCACTCTGACCAACATCCTCAGGAGCGATCACGCAATCACACCTCGGACATCGTATTTCTTTAACGATAATGTGTGGCTCGCTATTGAGATTGGGTATCGCAGGCGGACGGTTTTTACAGTAGTCCTTTAGTTGCTGTTTAGTAAACCTCTTCATTTCAATTTCCTTTCTTTGTGGTGGTGCAGGTTAAGGCGCGTAGTGCCTATCAAAAAATTCCTCGGCCAGTTCTTCAGATATTCCTAGAAGATCCTCAAGAGATTCAATCAACAGTTCTCTACGCAGATCATCGTCTCCCTGTGGATCATCTGAAAAATCATTTCTATAACCATCACACATTGTTATTTCATACGATGTAATGAGCTTACGAGCCTCATCGTAATTTTTGTGATTTTCTAAATCATTTAAATTCATGTAAGTAATCCTAACAGAAATTTATAAAAAGTCAATTAGTTATTTAATGCTTTTCTAAATTCACGCAATGCGTGAATGGATGATGCTAAATCGTATGCGTTTTTATGACGATTGGGCCAATTTCTTTTTATGTCTTCTTCCAATAGAAATTTTATTGTGCCGACACTGTAAGCACCTATTCTAATATTTCTAAAGAAAACATTGTTTTCAAACAAATGATTATATTTCATGTAATCTATCCTTTCCAAACGATCTAACCTTCTAAGCACGCAAATTAACTCGTTTTCATTTGACCGTCGGCATGCTATACTTGTTTTATGGTCGTTAAATAACTGTTCTTTTTTAGGAAGATTAGAGTCTGTAAAATACATACCACGTTCACTTTTAATTGTCTCAATGCGATATTCTATGAGTTCCCTTAACTCTTTCCATGCGGCTCCATAGTCAATTATTTCCATATAAGTAATCCTAACAGAAATTTATAAAAAGTCAACGTTTTGTTTTGAATGTTTTTGGGATGTTACAATTTTTAGGAGCATTAAAATAATACCAATTTGATTTAATCTGACCAGATTTAATTTCTTCGTCAATAAAGTTTAATCGCCAACCATCTGTTGATTTATAACCTAACGATAAAAGAGTTTTAACTTCCGGTTGAGTCAAATATCCACCCAACATACCACGGTTAATCCATTCAAGTTTAGACTCAGCATTTGTCAATTTCATGGTAGTAATCCTAACAGGTTTTTATAAATTGTCAATGGTCATTTTTTAAATTTTGAAATTAAATAAACAATTCCAATTAGTAAAAATAACAATGTAGCTGAACCAAAAAGACATTTACCCATAAGGGAATAAAATTCCACTTTATCATCATGAGACATGGTGTAACCATTTTTATTATGAGGGATAATAACCGTAGCAGAATTCATCTTCATGATATTATCCTAACAGGTTTTTTATAAAAAGTCAAGCATTGTTTGAAAAAAGATGAATAGTTAAAACCACACTTTATCTATTCAATATTTTCTAATCAATGAGTGGTGGCTGTGGGCGGAGTCGAACCGCCAAGGCTTTCGCCGATTGATTTTAAGTCAATTTTGTTTACCAATTTCAACACACAGCCATTTTGACCATCATACCCTATTGTTCATAAAATGTCAATGTTCTTCTTTTTTCCTTTTTTATTTTTAACATACACATTATGTTTTTTCAAAATCCTAACAATGACATATCTGCTTAAATTAAAAGCTTTAATGAGAGACTTAACACCTATTTTATTTTTATAATTCAATACAATCTTTGATTCAAGCTCATCGTTTACTTTTAAGAATTCATAACCTTTCATGTTCTTTCCGTTTTGAACAAACTTTTCTCTTGTCTCATTTGACATTGGGTTGTTTTTATGCCATTCAGTTATAGAGTTTGATATCTTATCCTTCCAATGTATATTTCTCCCCTTCATAAGATTAGATATTAAAGTTCTATGTGAATCATCTTTCCACATCTCTTTAGCTTGTTCAGAATACCGTCCTGATGTTATATTACTCTTTACCTTTTCAGATGATTTCAAAGCGTTAGATAATATCTTCCGTCTTTCGGTCTTTCTTCTGCTGTGTTTAAATGTATCTCCTCCTGTGCCACCTTCCGTTAGATTATATCCAATCTTTCTATCAGTTGACTTATAATACTTAATCCAATATATTTCTCTCTCATTCAATTCAGCATCATTAGAACACACCTCTAATATTTCTTTCTTGAAATTGTGGATGCCGTGTTTCTTTATTGCTCGTTCTAAAATTACTCCAGAACCAATATAGTCAGGATTGTTTTTTGAATCCTTTCCTATATAAAATTTTCCGTTAATAAGGTTTGTTGTCTTGTATATTACCATGCATATACATATCAACAAAATATTATACCAGTCACTTTTTATGTTTAAGAATTTGAAAAAATAATTTCTTAATAGAATCTTTTTCTAACTCTTTACCATCAAGGAGTTTAAAACAAAACGCTGATCTGTTCGTTGTTGAGTATGCGGATTGTATTGCTATTGCTGCTTCTTTCCGTGATACTTTAGTCAACGGAGCAACAAAACCTCTCATGTGTTGTATGATTGCGTCAACTTGTTTCTTAGCATCACAAATCTCTGAAATGAAGCCACGGCACATCTCAGCAATTTCAAAATCCATAGTGTCAACTATGAATTGGTAGAATTCCTGATATGATGGTTGTCCTTCATTTAAAAATATATCTAATACGTTCTCAATATTGTTTAATTCAGAACGCATACGATGACAGGAAAGATACCAATCCCCCTTCAATTTTACAATGTTCTGGTCATTGTTGAAATAAAGACAAACGCCTTCCATTCCTTTAAACTCCTTAACAACAGCAAGTGCTTCCGTTAAAGTGTTAAAGTTAAAACGCTGAGGACGAGGAACATCCATCAACTTAGCTAATTGGTCAAGTGAGTGCTGTTCCCATAAAGAATAATCCTCATGTGAAACTGCTCCAACCAAAGTTAATTGAGGTTCATCAACCTTAACAACGATTGTGTTGGTAGGAGTGCACCACTCAAATAAAAACGAAACAGGACAAGTATTAACTTCCTTATAATCAACCTTTAATGAGTTAATAGCATCAATAATCTTAGGATACTTCTCAAGAAGCACATCGATCTCGTAACCATTATCAATCTTACGAGCATCAACA